ATTTGTTCGATCACCGCCGTTAGCAAAAATAACACTACCAGTCGTTTTTGTTCTTGCAATGCCTATTGCTTCATTTGCAGTATCATCACTATCATCAAATGCGAGTACTTCATCTACACATTTTAATTCTTTAATGATAGAAGCCCTTTCTTCAAATGGCATAAACGGGCGACCTTTTTTTCTTGTAAGCCATTCGTCAGAATTAACTCCAACGATAAGACGATCGCCAAGTTCCCTTGCCGCTTTAAAATACGCAATATGTCCGCTGTGTAAAGGATCAAATCCCCCAGTAATTAACACTATTTTCATTTTAAGATCCCATATGAATATTAGATTTTTCACCATCAAAGAAAAACATTTGCCACATACGGCAGTCATCAATATCACTTCCAAAGTATTCAGATGCCGCATGAATACAACCGCCATCAAATATCACAAGGCGATTAAATACGTTTCCAAATACATCTACAGGCTGATATGGTGTTCTGTCAAGAAATGTTTTCTGATTAAATACTTTTAAACCATCGCCTCTATCCCAATTAATTTGAGAATTATGATGTATTCTTGTTTGCTTGTGCATAAAAGTTGAAGTACCACATTCAGGTGGCGCATCAGGTGTTAGGTAAATCATGGCAGCCCATCTTTGCTGATCGCAATGATATACAACTTTTTCACCAGCAACATTATGCTGAAAACGACCGTTCATACCGTAGCTTTCCCATTCTGATATTTTTTCTCCAATAAGATCTTCAAATATTTCTTTAAGTCCAGGAAACAAATGTTGTGTCCTTGTTCTTTTTCCAATATAACCTGGGTCATCAAAGAACTCTTGTTGTAATGCATATTCACGCACTGCATAAGGATCCTCATAGAAATTATCTACTACGATTGCTCTTTTATTTTCTTGAAGCTTTGGATTAACACGAATTTTTGTTTCTAAATTTTCGTTTTGTGTATTACTTGTTTGTTGTGTTTCGGATTGCTCTTCACTTATAAACCAATTTTTCATTTTCTAAAACCCCATATGTTTCTGTCTTACAAAATCAAGATCCCAAATAGTTGCTGAAATAGGTGTTTCTTGCCCTTCAAATACGTTAGGCGTTGGAGCTAAAGTTCTCCATCCTGGTCCCCACTTTTTTGTTAAATATTCAATGTTTAAATTATTTGAATGATCAAGTTTATCTTTTAAACCTTTTTCATTCTTTTCAGTTTGGCTTCCACTCTTATAGTACATAGTGCTATCATCAAGACCGTGTAAATAATCATTTTCTAAACCAACTACTTTTCTTATTTGTCTATGTTGCATTCTCATAATATAGTCGGCGTCTTCGCAATACGCAGGATATGTATTTTCATCAAATAAACCAAATATTTTAACTACGTTTTCACGAATTAAAAACAGATCCCAAGCTCCGATGCCGAAATCACCAGAATTTGGATGTATCATTCCAATGATAGGATCTTTATTAAGAATATCAACCATTTCTTTTAATAGGCCTGGGCCAAATGCAACATCGTCATTTGCAATAATCCAATATGGTGCTAACATATAACATTTAATAATAAGATTCCAAGCTCCGGCACATCCTATATTTGCCGGCATATGAACTACTTTTATGTTATCAATAAATTTATGATCCATTTTAGTCAAAGCATCGAGCTCAGCATCAATTTCACCTCTACCGTTATTATTAATAATAACGAAATTTTCAACTGGATAATCAACACTCATTATTAAACGCGAAATCCAATATGTGCTATTTACGACTGGTGCTCCAATCACGGGTATTTTATCCACCATATTCATCAACTCCTTAATATTAACGGTGTCACCATTTTCTTGCCACCATGCTGTTATAAATTTACTACTTTGATCTTGTATAGTTTTAATTTTTTGTTGTTCTTTTTCTTCTTCTCTTGGAAGAGTTGTATTATGTTTTCTATTTTCTGTAAAAAATGGAAATACATAGCACGAATTATAATCACTAGGATAGATAAGATTTTCAGGAAGAGGTGCATGCTTTGTGTTTTTTATATTAAGAGTATAAGTTTTTGTTTCTTCTTTATAATAGCTTTCAACAATTTCTTTTGCGTATTTTCTATTAATTAAGTATGCACAACAAGACCAATCATTCCACCGCTTTCTTCTCATACGCATATCACTCCAATCAACTGGAACTTCTTTAATAAGTGACATTTGTATAACCGTCCAATCTTGTGGAAGAGATTCTTTAAATTCTTTAAAATCAAAATTCCAATAATCAACAAGTGAAAAATTTATATCATCTTCACAAAAGAAAGCATATTCTTCATCCGTATCTTTGTACCAACGATATATCATGTGTACATGAGATATACCTACGGCTAAAACATCAGGTGGGAGCGAATTCTTTTTTATAAAAAGCCCATCAATTTTAACTTGTTCTTCAATATTACCTTTTCTACCATCATATGCTTCTATCATACGATACGATACTCCACGATCTAAAAATTGCTTTTCAAGATCGTGCTGTCTTTCTGTAGATTCTTTTAAAGAAAGATAATACGCGGTTGGAAAATCTTTAAGCTGCTTTACCATTCAAGTTACCCATAATATAATCTTCAGCACATTTTGTATTTTTATCTGTATTTAATAAAGAATGCACTCTGTTCATATTTATAACATCTGGGTGAATAAACCAATCTTCATAAGGTCTGTTTTTATCAGGAGAAATGTTGCTTACAAACAATTCATAACCATAAGACTTTAAATAATTTCTTGCCCTTTCTCTCCAACCCCCATTAGGATCCGCATAATGATCATGTTCAAATGTAATAATTCCAAACTTATGTGTTTCAAATGGAATAGAAATTAAAGCTTGAAAACTTACACTTGGCGGATCACAATCAATTTGAAGATAGTCTATATATTCATCAAAACCAAGGCCAGATAAAAATGCTTCATAGTTTACAGTTGTTGCATCTTTTAAAACACAAACGTGTTTTCTTTCTTTTTTATGTGCATTTACAAATTCTTCACTTATATCTAAAGATACTCCATTCCAATCAAAGTCTTTTTCAAGAAGTAACGTATTGTTACCATATGATGGATGTCCTGATCCAATTTCAACATATGATCCATTTCTTTTGCCATCAAGGAGAGTAAGAACGAACATATCTTGATACGCTTCTGAATAGTTTTGTTCTATATTTTCAGATCCTTTAAATGGAATTTTTAATGAGCTGTGTTTATTTTTATTATATAAAGTTAAGCTGTTTGATGAAAACGCATTTAAACGAACAAGACTTTCGTATACTTTATTTTTAAAGTATTCATTTAAATTGTAATTCGTATATAAGTCAAGGAATATGGATCTTGCTTCTTCTCCTAAACCACAATGCCAAGCGGCATATGCTTTTTGATACATAAGAGCATATATTTTATTAGGATAAGATACGCTTGTAGTTAAAGGAACTAAAGTTTTTTGATCGTATACAGATAAACCTATTGAAGCCATTGTGTAAGAATCAAACCATTTTCCATCATCTCCATCTGCCATTTCACACGCTCTACTTAAAATATAATATCCTTCAGGTCTTTTCGGCTGTATTGCTATGGCGTGTTTCATTATATTCTTAACTGTAAATCTTCGTGTTCCTTGCCTTTCAAAACAATATGCTGCTTTTATTAAAGCCTCATATTTAATTAAATCGTCTTCTGTCCGTTCGGCTGTTCTAAGATAAAAAGAAACCGCTGATGCAGTTTGCCCTATATCATCATAATAAAGAGCAAGGTTCCAATTTGTTTCAGGTTTGTTTGGTTTTTTGATATATTCTTTTAGCATTGCTTTTAAATCATTTTTACCAAACTCATTTTCAAATTGTTCTACTGATATAAGATTAAGCCATTTATTACGATGAATATTAAATTTATCAAACACTAAATCTTCATCATTTAAGTCTATTATTTCTTGACTTCCTTTTGTTATTATACCACAACCATGGTCGGTGTCAATAGTTAACATTCTTAAATCGTTTCTTTCAGATCTCATTTTTACAAATGTTTTCCATATATCTCCATTCCACAATCCACGCTTGTATGGCCTTGCCTGATGTTCTTCTTTAAGTGGATTTAAATCGTGACATATTATATAACCACCTTCATTAAGACACTTTAAAGAATTATGAATATCCTTTTCAAGTTGTTCTGAATGATGCAAGCCATCTAAAAATATTACATCAAAGCTATTTTTATTTTGTATAAAAAAATCATCTGATGTTAAAGTATAAGTTGCTTTTGCGAGTGGCTCAGGATCAACGCTTATTTTATTATCACAATTAATTCTTTTAAACGTTGCACCATTTGATATACCAATTTCAAGATAGTCTTTTGCATTGATTTTATTAATAAGAATTTGAATTATATCGTGTCTGTTCATAATATATTCCTCATAGACCGGTTATTCTGCGAATAGTTTCAGGATTTACTTCAAGTATATATGCAGCATTATCTTGAAATCCAAATGTGATTAAAATCTTATCTTTATAAGTACACATACCACAACAAAATTCAGTATGACCGTTCATTAAAGAAAAATCGTTTGTATATCTTACAACATTCCAATCTTTATCCCATACAACAAACCTATGACGATAGACACCATCTTTTCTTCCAACTTCACTCTTAAATAAATCAACTTCGTGAGTAAGAGCAATATAATAATCACCAAATGGAATTACTTGAGACCCACCTCTTGGATCTTTTTCTTTAAAGTTTATTGTACTGCCAAGATATGTTGTTGTTGAATTAACAAGATTTGAGTTAAACACCATATCACTAGTTGGTTGTTCATCAACCTTTACAACTTCAACTGGGTTACACCATTTTATATAAGTATATGGTTGGTCAACTATAGGCATCCAATTTTTTTCGCAATATGAATTAGGGTCTGCAGGTGGATTAATTCTCCATCTCGATACTTCAATAACTTTGTCGTCATGAATTTCTACTTCACAAAGTTCCATACGGCCTTGGCCATTTGTTGTAGTATCACGTCTTACTCCTGATGTAAATAGTTTTCCGTTCCATTCCATCAATCGCGCGTCTTCAAGTCCTACAAACTCCCACATAGGATTGTATGTATCAAACTTGCTCGTATCAATTTTATTAAAGCGAGATATATTAAAAGATTCATCTATATGGCAGATGTAATTTTCTGTTCTTAGATGCATATCATTTTCAGGATGGAGATACGTTAATGGTCCCCAAGGATGCTGAAATAGTTTTTTCTCTGAATGGTAGAAAGTGTAATTAACGTGACGAATATTTACAATAAGTTTTCCGTTGTATTCAAGAATAGACGGATTCATTAATCCTGTACCATTCGTTAATTCGGAAGGAATAATAAGTGGGTGTATATCGCCGCCTTCGCTCAGAACGAGTTTTGCGAAGCTATCGTCGTTTGTATAACTGTAAGTATTTTCTACTTCTACACCGTCTTTGGTGACTTCAAAAAATGACATAATATATTCACTCCATAATTCATTGTAAAGGTTGGCCTTTTAGCCAACCTTCTATTTATAAATTATTTGAGCAATTGTTTTACTTGGTATTTTTTATATCGCTAATGTCTTCTTTTAGCTTTTTGACAGCATCAATAAGTATTGCGACAAGTGGTGTATAAGCAACCGTTTTCCAACCTGCATCATTTGTTTTTACAAGTTCAGGCATAATCTTTTCAATTTCTTGTGCAATTACACCATAGCTCTTAGTTTTATTATCTTTCCAATCAAAGCTATATGTGTCAATTTGGTCAAGTAATGAGAATGGATTATCTATTGTTTCAAAGTTTTCTTTAAATGTTATATCTGACAGTGAATTAAAGTTAGTTGCAGATAAATCACCAGTAGATGGATTAAAATAAAGTTTTCCTGTTGAAACTTCTGCCGTTTGATTTGAACCAGCCGATGTGACAAATACTGGATAAACAGTATCATCATCAGTTACGTCAGTTGCATTAATTTGTGTTGATGGACCAGTAGAACCTTGAATACCTTGCCGTCCTTGAATACCTTGACGACCTTGAATACCTTGAGCACCTGTAGTACCTTGAGCACCTTGAATACCTTGCCGTCCTTGAATACCTTGACGACCTTGAATACCTTGAGCACCTGTAGTACCTTGAGTACCTTGTGCTGCCATCAAGTCCCAATATGAAGTCCAAGAAGCACCAACACCAGGTTCTGTTCCACTACCTGATGTATGGCCGTTAGTTACAATATAGCTGCTACCGTTATGATAGACTGCATCTAAGGCGCCGCCAATTCCATAAGAGGTGCTTAATGCCCAATTACCTCTCCATATAATAGATTTTCCTTGGATACCTTGACGTCCTTGAATACCTTGAGCTCCAGTTGTTCCTTGAGCTCCAGTGATACCTTGGATACCTTGACGTCCTTGAATACCTTGACGTCCTTGAATACCTTGACGACCCTGAATACCTTGTGCACCTGTGGTACCTTGAGTACCTTGAATACCTTGACGACCTTGAATACCTTGAGCACCTAGATCACCGGTTCTTGAGAATATTATGTTTAGATCTTCACCGTTTGATGGCAGGGTACCACTTAAGTACGTAACATTGAGTCTTATGTATCCAGTTAGGTTCGACAACGAGTTAAGTTGGAACACGGCATATGTTGAGTCAGCATTTTGATTTGAATTAATATAGATGTGACCTTTAACAGTACTTGTTGAATCATCCCATTTATCAATAAAGTTGCTGTGATCAACTCCGCTTGCGTCCAAGTCATCTATAAAGATTTGGGTAACAGAGCTAATCGTTGCATTGTTAAATCTTATACTTCCATTTCCAGGATCGGAGTCCGTTGTAGTAGTGCTAAATGTATACTTTAGACCACCATTATCACCTTCTATACCTTGAATACCTTGACGACCTTGAATACCTTGAGCACCCGTAGTTCCCTGCGTACCTTGAATACCCTGCCGGCCTTGAATACCTTGCGCACCTGTAGTTCCCTGCGTACCTTGAATACCTTGGCGTCCTTGAGTTCCCTGAGTACCTTGAGCACCTGTATCACCTTTATCACCAGTTCTTGCAAACGTAATGATAATATCTTCTGAATTAGAGAATGAT